GCAGATGAGTCATTTAGTGTACACACTATTGGCGATTTTAATCTGCGGGCAGAACGTGATATTAACATTGAAGCGGCTAGAAATATCAACATAAAAGCCTCTGGGCAAAACACCACAGATCAATTTATTAATTCTAATGAAGATATTACGACAGGCAGAATACACATGGATGCCAAAGAAGATATTGAGATGATTGCAGAATTAAACATTAAACAAAAAGCAGGAGTCAACTTTGAATTGTTTACAGTAGCAGAAATTAATCAACATGCAGGAACAAACATGCATCTGCACACTGGTACAGATCTTAAACTTAAAGTTGAAGATAATTTTTTAGTGTATGCAAAAGATGAAATCAAAATTGAAGTTGATGGAGCAGACAGTACTGGAACAGGCGCTCTAACTATATCCGCAAAAACTAGCAACACATTAATCACTGGAGACAGTAAAATTCAAGCAGGTAAGTTCCAAGTTTTTGGTGGCACAAACATTGATCTAGATGCAACAGCAATTGACTTAAATTCAGGCAATGTTGATGACACTTTGGTGCCAACGGCTACTGTTGATGTTGACCCATTTATCGAGAATGTACACAGTGATGTGGTTATACAGTTAGAAACTTTTGAAAATGCTATCACGTCAGATGCTATAGATAAAACAACTAAAGCAATAAAAAGACAGTCTATAATGAAACGGGTACCAACTGCAGAACCATATCTAGAACATGAAAATTTAAGAAAAGTTTTAGATGAAGAATCAGGAACACTAAAAGAAGACAAAGCCGGAATTATTTTTACAGATAGAGAACTTACAGATGAAAGATTTACTGTAGAAGAAGAGGAAGAGGCAGGAGCTCTTACAGGACCGGCTGAGTTGGGAGCAGCCACCGCTGGTGCTGGAGCAGTGTCTGGAGCAGTGTCTGGAGCAGTGTCAGGAGCAGTGTCAGGAGCAGTGTCGGGTGCCGGGGTTGATCTTGCTTCAATAGCAAGTGCAGTGTCAACAGCAAGTAGAATAATAGCAGTAGGACCTACAGGAATTCTTAGTGAAGGCAGTAAAGCTGTATCTAGTGGGTTAAGTGCTGGTACTTCACCATACAGTTCTAAAAACTTAGTCAAGGGCGGAGGTGGTTACTTGACAGATGGCAAAGGAAACGCGGTCACAAGAGGTCAAGGTTATTCAAAGTTTACGAGGAAAAAATAAATGACAGGAATATGTAGAGACAATGACACAGCAGGTGGAGATTTAGTACCATCACAGACCAGTGTTAAAGCAAACGGACAAGCAGTAATTGTAAATGGTAATACAGTTGCGGTACATGGTGTTGCTCCCCACTTAGAACAAACGATTGTAGCAGGATCAAACAATGTAAAAGTTGGCGGTGTAGCAGTGTGTAATGCCGGCGATGTTGCATCAGTTTGTGGTGAGGCAGCTACAGGCTCCGCCAATGTAAATGTAGGCTAAATATTTGTATGTCAGAAGATAAAACTATATGTAAAAAATGTAACACACCTTCACACTGTACAGGTGAATCTCCACGTATGAAAGAATTTGCCGAATCAGCTGATGGTACTGATGCTGATAGATGTTATAAATGCGATTGTGCAGATTGTGATGATTCTAATCTAATTCGATCTTAATCATGGCAGTAAAAAACTTCAGCGATGTTAATGCTACAAAAGAAGGTGTTGCAAACACAAGACTATTTCGTGGTCATAGTTCAGTGGGTCGCGACTTTGCTGATTCAAAATTATATGATATAGAATTAGTGAAACAGGACATACTCAATCATTTTAACATTCTTAAAGGTGAAAAATTAGAAAATCCTAATTTTGGCACAAATATTTGGTTATATTTGATGGATCCACTAGATGATGAAACACGAAATGCTGTAATTGAAGATGTAGAAGAAATTGTTAATTATGATCCACGAGTTGAAATGGACAGCATTGAAGTTAATGATTATGAGCAAGGATTACAAGTAAAAGTATCTATTCTGTATACAGGATATGGTCTAGGTGAGTCTATGGACTTGTTGTTTGACTCTCAGCAAGGGTTAATGGCTGGACCTTCGCAAATTTACCCTACATCTTAAGTCATCATAAACTCAGCACTTTTTTAAAACTATAAATATTATTATGCCATCTAACGATAGACAAAACTCCCTGCTTGTAAATGATACCTGGCAGAAAATATACAGAACGTTTTCACAAGCGAACTTCAAATCTTATGATTTTGACACCATAAGACGTACACTTATTGACTATCTTAGATTAAACTATTCAGAGTCATTTAATGATTATATTGAATCATCGGAGTATCTAGCACTGATTGATTTAATTTCATATGTAGCACAATCTATTTCATACAGAGTTGACCTAAATGCCAGAGAAAACTTTATTGATCTTGCTGAACGTAAAGAATCAGTATTAAGATTAGCAAGATTAATTTCATTTCAACCTAAAAGAAATATTGCAGGATCAGGACAACTAAAAGTTACATCTGTTGCAACAACTGAATCAGTGTTTGATGCAAACGGTAATGATTTATCAAACACACCTATACTATGGAACGACGTAACTAACACTAATTGGCAAGAACAATTTAATGCTGTATTAAATTCAGCACTGCCTAGAGCACAAACAATAGGAAAACCTCAAGCCACAGGCGCAGTGGGTGGCATCACAACAGACCAATATAGATTAAACTCTAGTAATATAGGATTGCCATCACAATCATTCTCACGCAATATAAATGGAATTGCTATGGATTTTGAAATTGTGCCGGTTTCAATTGAAGACGGATTTGTTGTAGAAGAAAATCCAGTACCAGGTAATTCACTTTCTTTCATATACAAGAATGACGGTAAAGGATTTAGTTCAAATTCATCAGGATATTTCTTCACGTTTAAACAAGGAGAAATGAACAGCACAGATTTTTCAATAACATCACAACTGCCGAACACGATTGTAAGTGTAGAAGAAAACAATATTAATAATGATGATGTGTTTTTATTCAAAACAGACCAAAACGGATTATTGGAACAGTCATGGACTAAAGTTCCGGCTATCACAGGAAACAATGTTATCTATAACAGTTTAGCAAACAATATTACAGAACAATATGCAGTAGTAACAAAAACAGCAGACCAAATTGATTTAATATTTTCAGATGGTACATATGGCACAATGCCTGTAGGCAACTTTCGTGTGTACTACAGACAGAGCAACGGATTAACTTACAGAATACAGACCACTGATATGCAAAACATTTCGTATGATGTTGAGTATGTGTCGCGTAACAATCAAATAAACACAATGACATTTACAGCATCACTTACAAGCACAGTAACAAATGCGGCGAGGTCACAAAGTATTACAGATATTAAAACACAAGCACCTCAAGTTTATTATTCAAACAATCGAATGATTACTCCTGAAGATTATCAAATTATTCCTTTAACTCAAAATCCTTCATTAGCAAAAGCAAGATCACAAGTGAGAGCAATCAGCGGTACATCGAGATTCTTAGATGTAACTGATCCAACTGGCGTTTATTCGGAAACTGATATTGTTGCAGATGATGGAATGCTGTACAGAGATATTGTAACCGAATCATTTGACTTTTCATTTACTACTAGAGATGATGCTCGTAAAGTTGTTACAAGTTCGGTAGCAAATTTATTTGAATCTAGTGCAGTAAAACAATTTTACTATGATAATTTTGCAAGACCGCAAATTGCTGGAACAAAAACTTGGTTTAAATCAACACAAGCATTAAATCAAGTTACAGGGTATTTCACACAAGAAGGCGATGATTCCAGTGTATTAGCAGTTGGCACATCTAGTATTTCAAATTTACAATATATTACAGCAGGTGCGATAATAAAATTTGAACCAACCTTAGGTAACCATTTCATGACTGAATTAGGTACACAGATGTCAGGCACAGCAGGGCATCCAGGCAGTGCTGAAATTATGTGGACAAAGGTAGTCAGTGTAGATGGTGATGGGTCCAATGGTGGGCAAGGTAATTTAGCA